AGCGGCGGTGGTTGATGCCCATAAACCGTGGAATTGCCGCTGGCCTGATACGATGGTGCCACCGGCACCAAAACGCACCGAGAAGAAGAATCCTGACTGAATGTTCGCTTCAAAGTTTGGCGTGATGCAGGTACCCATGTTACCGGCAGTGGTACCGGAGGCGATACCAGCCCAACGGGCTTTTGCCTTGACGGTAGCGCCGGTACCCATAGCAACCTGCGAAGCCGTCCCGGCATTGGTGATCGCGCCAGGAGGGAACGCAGCAAAATGGGTGGTGACTGTTGTGCCGGATGCCGCAGGTGATGCGCAGATGATCTTGTTGAAGCCAAAAAACGGCTGGAATGGCGTATCAACTCCACTTGGCCCCATCCATTTCGGCATAAGCCGCCCACCAATATTCTTGGTGTAGAACTGGAGCATACCGGCTTTGGCAGGTGGATCTATTGTCAGCGGCTGATAGAAATCAATGGCATCATTCGGGTATTCGTCAAACACCTCGCAGATCACCCAACCCGCACCATCCCAGACTATCCTCATTCCGGCACCAACCAGAGCAACACCTGACCACGGCAGCGTGTAGGTGGTTGTCCCCGAGCCTCCGGCGAAGGTTGCTGATATGGTGAGGGTGTTGGTGGTTGAAGCACTGACTGAAACGCACACTAGATCAATTGTCTGGCCGACTACGGAACCGTTCGCCACCGTGGCGATATCGGCATCATTGTCGCCATCGCAGGTAATGTCGCAACGCTCAACATACAGCACCTGGTTCGATGCACCTGCCAAGACAGTGAGCGGAACCGCTGTCCCGGTGTGGGCAGCTGCACAGGTTGAAGTAATGGCGATCAGCGCCGCGTTCCATTCATCGGAACCGACAGGGCTTGTGCCATTATCTGCAGCGGCAACTATTGTTGAGTGGCGTGGCATAAATTACGCAGCCGGTGTTTCTTCAGCCGGTGGCGGTACCAGGGCGATTTCATTGGTGGTGAACCAGCGATCAACACCGGCGGCATCGGTAGCCAGATAAATAACTTCGCCACTATCGGCATTTACCTTGATAGTTGTGATGGTTCCGACAAAAGCTTCAGGCAACACTTGGACTATCTTGTCAGTCTTTTTGAATGGCAGCGACATATCGGGTCTCCTTACGAGTTGTGGTTACAGTGAGGTTGAATATGTGACCTGAATCACATCGTTGGCTTGCACAACTTTGTCGGTGAAGGTTCCCGCTGACCACATTGCGCCGGAGGTATTGAGGGCGGCAGAGGTTGGCGCTACACCGGCAGCATCTTTGATGGCAAGGAAAGCGCCCTTGACGGTACCGGCACCGGTCATGGTGAAGTTGGTGGTTGCCGATTGCGGCATGGTGCGGGTGGCCGCTGTACCAAAGGCCGGAGCCAGACGGGCAGCAAAAGTCGGTGCGTTAGTGGTACCGGCTTCAAGCCAACCGGCGTGTGATGCCATGGTGTCACCGGCCACGGGGCCAGCGCCGTATGAAACTGACGAAATCAAGCCCATGTAGTTGACGGCGGTGTATGCCGAGCCCTTGAGTGCATTGGTGAGCATCGCCCGCACACCTTCATCACAGGTTACATTGTCGGCCAGCTCCGGCTCGCAGACGTCATACATGAGGCCGGTTTTTACCGCTTCAAGGTTTTCTGCCAGGAACAGTTGGCCAGCCTCAAGCGCTTTTTCGATCTTGCCGCAGATGTCCAGATATTCCGCCATTTTTCCGGCTAATGGCCGCAAATGCCGGACAAAGTATTTGCCGGTAGCTTTTGCCTGTTCTGATATGATGGCTCCGGATGCTGATTGAGCGGCAAGAACGTCTGTTGCGTTGGCTGTTTCAATAACATTCATGGCGGGTCTCCTTAAATTTTGCCTTTATCGGTGGTGTAGTTGATGGTTATGTCAATGGTGGCGGCGGTGATGGTGTCGCCATCCTGCACAATTGATACGCCGTGCGAGTTGATGGCGGTGCCATCGGCAGCGCCTGCCCAGGTGTCATTCATATCGAGACAGCGGGCAACATCAGCGATCATGGATTCGACCTCATCGGTGGTGACGCGGGAGGTGGTGTGGATCTCCAGTGATACCGGGAAGTCGTGTTCATCATTGCTGATATTGTGGGTGATCTTTGCATCACCATCTTTGATGTTGATGGCCGGGCACTCTTCCGGTGCAAATGGTTCGTTGTCCAGATCACGCTGACGAACGGCGGTGACCATGTCGGTCTGGTAGCCGTTGTTGATCCGGATCATGCCGAGGCGGTATTCAAGTCCATCAAGGATGGTTTTGCGGGCGGTGAAGGCCATTTTAGATCCTTGTGAGGTTGACGGTGGTTAAGCCGTGACCGTCTGGCAGTGGCTTGGTCATGCGGTACGTCTCGCCAGCGGCTGCAATCACTGCGCTTTTCATATCCACAGCAGTCAGGTCGGTGCTATCGATTGACGCCTGCGGTTTGTCAGTCAGTACGCCCATTTCGTTAAATGATTGCGCATCGAATATTACCGCCACCGGTTTGTCGGATTGCCCCGGCTGGGAAATAACAGCCGGGGTTCCAAAATCAGAAAACATCAGATTATTTATTTCCGCTCCCGTCAGCATTAGCGGTTGAGCATGACATCAACGGTTGTTACGCCGTTTCCTGCTGCGGCCTGAGCATATCCAGCCTGAGTGTTTCCGGAAGCGGTGGTGGTGAGCCGCTTGTTGGTATTATCCCAATAAAGAATGTCGCCCTGGGCAACAACGTCGGTGGTCAGTTTCGGAAGGTTAAAGACACCTTCCATGGCCAGCACTCCGGTGGTGGTGTTTGGAATATCGGCGACAGCTACACCGACACGCTTAGAAACCAATACACCGCTGCCGGATGCGATGGTTCCGCCGGTTGAGTTTGCAAACTGAAGGCGGTCGCCTTTTTGAACATAATTTTTCATACGATCCTCGCTTTTAATTAGTATTCCCCCTCCTGGTTCAGGAGGGGGCTAGGGGGTGGTTATCACGCGCCGGGATTTTTAGTCATGCCCTTCCAGGACATGGATTTCGCTCCAACATCAATACGAACCTTGAATTCAACGCCGTCGCGGCTCCACCCCTGCTTGGTCTCCATGTAGGGGGTTTTGTTGCCGTTGAGGAAAAAGACCTTGACGGTTTTGCCCTTGGCGGCAGCCAGATACCAAGTCTTGTTGGAAGCGTCATCCAGACGGGGCTCATAGACTCGGGTCAGGTAGTCGCCACCATAGAAGTTCTGTACGTTCGGCTGCGCCTGAGTACCGATGAGAGTGGAGCGGAAGAAGGTTTCAGCGGCGACCTTCATGGTGAGTGGCGCAAGCAGGAACTGCGGCCGGATGTTGAGACGACGCTTGCCGCCGATATCCTTTTGTGTGCCCATGGCAAGCTCGGCAGCACCGAGCGAAGTAACGTCGAGGTTTGCTCCGGTGAGCAGATTGCCGTGGCTGGCGTGGAAAAGCGCGACGCCGTCACCCATGGTGCTATTAGCGATAACAACGGCATAGACGACATCGCCAACTTTACGGGTAGCAGCTTCTCCGTGCTCTTTAGGGACGTCGGTTAATGCACCCAGGTCGTCATTGATGACGGTCTGGCGTGAGATGGCAAATAACTTGCCATAGGTAGCAATGCTGTATTGTTCCTGCTGCTCAGCACGGCTGCCATATTTATACTCATCATCTTCGCCAATCTGGTCAAGGTCGCTGATTTCACCAGGGCGCACGGCGGTGTGCGTTTTGAAATCGGAAACCGAACCTTCTCCAACCCAGTTTTGCCAGGTTTCATCCTGAGTTTCCCAACCCTCGAGCATTGATTTGTTGGCGACATTGGCCAGAATCAACGGGAAATCACTGGTGGTGAGCGCACGGCCAACCATGTCCATGACATCGCCGCCGGTCTGCTGTCCAGATACGCGCAGAGATTCCCGCGCCATTTCGCGCAAACTGAAACCAGCCAGGTCACGAGCGCCCAGCTTCATCTGGTCATCGGTGATCTTGAGGCCGGCACGGAGCAAAAGCCCGGCTTCGGAGGCGGAACGGAATTTGTCGCGCTCATCGGTTCCCAGATTGATACTGGCAGCACGGAAACCGGGGTTGTTTTGACCGGCACGGTCTACCATGCCGTCAAGAATTTCTTTACGGACATGCTCGACGGTAATTCCGGGTTTCATGTATTCCACCCGTTTTTCTAGCGCTACATCATGACGGTTACACAGCAGGGTGATATCAGTGGTACGCTGATTTTCCTGCTGAATCGCTTCAGCGCGGATCTCATCTTCACCGCGCACCGGTTGTGCTGCTAGTTGCGGGACAGCCGCTGGCGGGGTTTCTGCCCGCGCGTCCAACTGATCAAGAAACCGGTTTGCTTCTTCCTCTGTCGCGGTTGCTGCCAGTCCGCGACGCTCCAGGTACTTCCTGAGTTTTTCGTCCATCTTCTTCTCCTTTTCAGGTGTGGTTTGTGGCGGAGCGACCGCCCTGGCTTTCGCCGTGTCATCTGCCCCGATGGGGCATACGCTCATTTCTTTTGGTAACCATTTGGTGACAACGCGCACCGGGCCGGTGAATGTTTTGCCGCCAACGATCTGGCTTTGACCTTCCGGCACATAGGCTGATTCAAGATCCCGCCTCCCGACTGAATAGTCAGTAAGATGGCCTTCAACTGTTTTGATCCACGGGCCTTCTGCCTCCGGGACGCTGGAATAGACCGCACGGCCAACAAGCAGATCATTTTCTACGCGCATGTTGCGGTATGATCCGATCACAGCGGCGGTGCTGTATCTGCTGTGCGTATCAAGCAGCGGCATTTGACCGTTGCCCGGGATCTGGCATCCGGACATGAGCAACACCGTAGGAACATATTCCCAGCGGTCATAATCAAATTCGGTGACGGCATTTTCACTAGCGCCGATAACATCAACCGAGCGGGCAGCCTTATCCAGAGTAGATGGGGTGCCATCGGCATTGATGCGCAGGGCAAGGCTACGGTAGTTCAATTCGGGTTTTCCCGGTTCAGGCTGGTTTGCTCCATCGCGGTGGCGGTCATGGTTAAAATTGGTTTTCATTTGTCTATATCCTCCAAAAGCAGCAGTTCTTCACGGATGATTTCCCGCACGGAGCGGCCTCCGTCAGCCCCCAGCGCCGACGGAGAGTTGCCAAGGGCGGTTGATACCATCTCCAGCGTCAAGCCGCGTTCCTCGGCCATTTCTTTTGCTTCGGCCAGTTCGTCGTAAATATCTTCCAGCTCATTGCCGCGCGCGGCTACAATTGCCTGCGGGGAGCGAAGTCCGGCGGACATATCGTCACGGTTTGCCTTGCTTTCGCGCAATGGATCGACCGGCTCCATACCGGGCGGGATGTATGACGCACGATAATACGGACGCGGGTTGGCGATGAAGTCACTGGGCAACTTCAGCTTGCCGGACATATATGACCAGTAGATGGCCTCTCCAATTACCGGGGCTGTAAAATGCTTGACGTGGCGGAACTGCGGATAGGCGAACATTTTCAACAAATCCTGACGTTCCATGCGGGTTGAAACAAAATTGGCCTGACTATAATCTCCGGTCAGCAAGGTGTAAGAACTGTTGGTGGCAATGGCCACCACGCGCAGGATAAAGCGGGTGAACGGGTCGAAGGTGTCACCGGTTGGTTCGTTTTTCGCGAAGGTGATCTTTTCGCCGGGGCGCAAATATTCGATTATGGCGTTTTCAAGCTCTTCAAGTTTTTTGTTGTCGGTACCGGTGCTGGTTCGACCGGCCTGAAAACCGGGAATGTCCGGAGTTTCGATCAGAGCCAGATATTTGGCGGCCAGCTTGGCGGTATCAACGGTTGCGCCGAGAAAATCATCCAGATCCCGCGCGATGAGTACGGCGGTAACAAACGGTGAGACTCCGGAGAGTTGTCCGGGGCGCTTGGTTTCGAAATGATTCAGGACATATTCCGCCGGGATACGCACGGCTTTGCTGCTGCCGGATAACCCATACAGGCCGAAGGCGGCAGGCGGTT